AACAACAAGCAGAAACCGTAGCCGGCACAGCAGTAGCACAAAGCACATCTAGTAGCACAACAGGCGGCGGTGTATCATCTAGTACCTCTGCTAGAACCAGCACACAAACTCAAGTGGGTGCTTTTGTATTGCCAACTGGAGCACAGTCTACTACATCAAGTATAGAAGCAATTCGACCTCCTGTGCAAGCGGCTGCCACAGAGTCTGCTCAAAATACTGGTTCTGGATTAACAACAGCAAGTATGCCATATCAATTTGGAGCAACTACTGCGCAATCAACTGCATCCATTGTGTCAGCAGTTGAATCTCCTGTGTTAAACTTTGGATTTCAACTGCCCGTTGGCCGTAATACGTTTCAATCGGAGCCAGATGCAATTTCACAAAACGAAGGTATTAAGATTGGGTCACGCTCAACATTAAACGATGCAATGGAATCTCGCCCTGTGTTACCAAGTGCCACTGGGCAAGAACAACGCACAGATGCAGTAAACAAAACCGTACAGCCAAATGAATTGGCAGGCGGTATAGATATTCGAACAATGGCCACACAGCCCGTAGGATATCAAGCATACTCAACAGCCATGCCCGATGTGGCGTTTTACGCACCAAGAGAAATATACCGGAATCAAGTCAACGTCGACAATGCAAGATTGTTGCGTGGACTGGGTAGTGAAAGACTTCACCAAGAAATGGTGAATCAACAATATAAAATAGGAAATTAAAAATGGAATATATCATTTATCTTGCAGTGGGAATTGCCATCGGATACCTAGTGTCACTAGGTGCTACCGGTGGCCCAAGTAGCTCAGACCGTGCTCGGCACGATCTTGAATTTGCAAAAGAAAAATTAAAAATGTTTGGAGCCAAAAATGTCAGAAGAAATTAAAAGTGTTGACGCCAAGGTCGACGAACTAGAAGCGGCCGCTAAAAAATATGCCTCAAAAGATACTGTAATCTCAATTGGCGGGTATGAATTTACGCCGGCAAAACTTATGGTGGCTGCCACTATTGTCAGTAGTATACTGGGTGGATTATATGGCACCTTTGAAGTGTACAAAGACTATGTGGGTATGAAGAAAAAGATTGCTGAATATTCGGCACCAGACCTGTCAGGCTTTGACAAACGGCTAGCTGTGATCGAAGAAAACTCAGCCAAGACCTCGGACTACACTCGAGACATCAAAACTGACTTGAAGAACGATCTACGTCGCAACGAGTCAGTTACAGAACAAGTTGAACGTGGTGTTAAAACAGCTCAACGTGAAACTGAACAAGAAATGCGTGATATGCGCAAGGCAGTGCGTGAGGATCTAGAAAAGGCTCGCAACGAAGCCAATGTTATTCGCCGAGAAATGGCCGACGCACGTAGAGAAATTGAGCGCGAAGTTGTTCAGTTAAAGAAAGAAGTTGATAGCAAGATACAAAAAGCCATTGACAATCCACTGGCTAACAAGTAAGTGCAGCCTGTACCAGGCTGTCTATACTGTTGACAATGGGAATATTTTCTTTTTGAGTATCACTGATAGCCAAGGGCAATTCAGTACAACCTAGTACTACGGCCCTTGCTCCACGATCTATTAGACTGTGAATTACTTTCGTTAGCAATACTTGTGATTCTGCAATTTTACCTGCTTTAATTAAATCAATTGCCGGTTGTACAAAAAAATCCATTTCGGCACGATCCGGAACTATACATCGCCAACCTTGTTGTTCCAATCTGTCTTGATAGATGCCATGTTCAATTGTGCCCTGCGTACCCATAATGCCAATGGTGGTGTTTTCAATATGTAAACTCTGGAGTTGATCGGCAATACTGTCTACAATGTGTATGATGGGTACGCCCAGTTTAACTAATTGATCATACCAGAAGTGTGCAGAGTTGCAAGGAATAACAATACGACTGCATCCTGCGGCTTTTAATCCTCGAATACCATCCTCTAGCCAAGGCAGTGGATCATCATTGCCGGCTTGCATGGCAGCACTGCGATCAGGGATGCGTGGTTCGTTCCACAGCACAAACGGTATGTGTTCCTGATCGCAAGTAGCAGGTGTTTGCTTTATGAGTCTTGTAATAAACTCTGCGCTGGCAGCAGGTCCCATTCCACCAAGTATGCCCAGTTTCATTTTTTAAACAACAATGATGACGCAATGACCAGTGCAGTTTGTGCGGCCTCTACATCATCCGGCTGTTGTTTCCACCCCACGCTAATTTGTCCTATAAACACTCCGGGTTCAGCCGGCACACTTATACGACACATGTAGTTTACTCCGTTGTCTTTGTATACAAAGCCAATTTGGCTCTGTGGTTTCAGGTAAGGGCTGCAAGGAATTTTTCCAGACATGAGTCCTATCACATCGTTGTTGTTGTCATAGTTTTTACTAAACAGACCAACATCCAGGCCGTCGTGGCTTTTGTTTCTGCCACCATTGCGTGTGGACAAGAACACAATTTTTCTTGTGTTCACCAAGGTATTGACTTCCATGATAGACATCAGCTCTATATCAGTATGCTTCAACAAGAAATTGTAGGCTTCCTCGTATCGACCGTTCATCTTGGGCAGGGCCTGCTGGGCCCGATAAGTTGCCATCATGGCATCTTTCTCTGAATAAACAAACCAGCCTGCAAAGCCCAGAACGCACAGTAATATCACTGTGAATAATCTAAATGGACTTTGCCCAATCCAGTTTAGTATTTCAAGCAGGGCTTCTTTGATCTTGTCCATGTTCAGATTCTTTGTCGCACACAAACGCTGTTACTGCAACGTTGCCATGCACATGACTTGCTGTGCGAATCATGTCCATCAATGGATCAACTGCAATCAACAACACCAATACTGCTTCGCTTGGTAACTTTAGTAAATCACAAACAACTGCCACTGTGGCCACTGTGAGAATACCTGTTGTGCCGGCCGATGCTAGACCAGCAAGTATACTACCAAACAACACAACAATCAACCCGGTAAATCCCAATGGTGCGTCATAGATGTTGGCAATGAACACTGTGGCAATGGCATAGTACACAATACTGCCAATGCGGTTAACAGTGAAACTCAGTGGCACTGTTAGTTCAACGCCACCTTTGTCAAACTTTAATTTATGTAGGGCTTCCTGTGCGTAAGGGATACAGGCCAAACTACTGCGTGAACTAATTGCAACAATCAACGTTTCTTTAGTTTCTTTAACAACAGTGCCCAGGCTCAGGCCAGAACGCCACCAAATTACCACAGTTCCTGCTATAACAACTAGTAGTCCACCAATGAACTGTTGCATCACAAAGTCAAACATGGTCATAAAAATACCCACGCCAACTTTGCCTACCTGTGCTGAAATCATTGCTAACAATGCAACGGGCAGGAAGTAGTTAAGAAACTTGAATATGCTGATACTGGCCTGCTGAATACTCTTCAGTACTTCTACCAACATCTTTTGGCCTTCTGTTTTAAGATGCCCTAGTGCTACACCAAAGATCAAACAGAAAATCACAATCTTCAAACTCTCACCATTGTTTAGTGTGTTGAAAATGTTTTCTGGAATAAACTTCTCTGCCATCTTGCCTGCATTAACTTCTGCTGCCACTGGCATGGGTTCTTTGAGTGTGATATTCAAGTCAGTACCGGTGTCTTTGCTGTTGACCAAGGCGCCTAGTTGTGTTTTCTTCTCTGGGGTCATTTCGGATCCCGTAACAACAACTGTGCCCACACCAATCACAGCGGCCAGGAACATACTAGATACAAAGCCAATGATGATTTTGCGTATCAGTGTTTGACTGCCTTCTTTTTGTAGCAGGCCAATGATGCCTACAAGGATAGTGGCCAACAAGAATGGCAACACAACCACTTTGAGCAGACTGATATAGATACCACCAATGCTTTCAAAGTTCATGCTGAAGGCTGGCGCATACACACCTGCCAGTACGCCCACAATGATGGAACCAAGTATGGTCCACGGGCTGGTTAAAAACGTTTTTAAATTTGCGGTTGTCATGATGTGTCCTTATTTCTTTTCTGCTTTGTAACGGTCCATTAACTTCCTGGTGTCAATAGTACTGTATTCATTCTTGATCACATAATCCACAATGCTCAACAACTGAGTAGATTTGTTGTTGACTGCCACAGCAATATTGTCCACGCTGTCAGAGATAGTGATTGACTTTGTGGTAATTGCCGCATCGGGTTTTTCAAACGCAATCTTCTTGATTTCAAATTCGTCACGGTAAGCTGCCGCAATGTCTCCGCGAGTAACTTTGTCAATAATTACATCCCACTTGTCTTCGGGAAGGAACACAGCATTAGGAAAGTTTACTCTGGCAAATGTGTCGTAACTGGAGTTACGGATAAAACTGATCTTGCCATTAAAGTCACGGATAACTTGATATGTTTCTTTGCCTTGCGAGTTTTGACTCAGCCAAAGTCGATTGATAACCAAGCTCTGTCTTAATCGAACATAAGGTGTGCTGAACTTGACCACTTGTAGTCTAGGTCCTGTTACTGATAACTTGCTCACAGCAATGTCTGCCGCGCCTGCACGAACCTGTTCTACAACTTCGGCAAAGCTCTCGGCATCACGTCTGAACTGCACAGGAACGCCAAGCATGACTCCAATGCGTCGAGCAATTTCAACGTCAAGACCTTTGATATCATCCTCGCCACCTGAAAAGAACGGAGGGTTATCTTTTTTGGTCATTGCCACAACAAGCACATTGGCTTTTTTAATTGCGGCAATATCAGCAGGTAGTGGTACTGGTGATCCGGGCATCTGTGCCGAAGCAACAGAAGCTAACAATAATAATGCAGAAGCGATTAGTTTTTTCATTTGTGTGTCCATAATGTAGGTATTTAATACCCAGTTTATTTATGTAAAAAAAGTCCCTTAACGGGACTTTTGTTGTCAAGCAGGGTGTTTTTCAATAACCCCGTCCCACTCGGGACCTGGATCCGTTTCCATGTATCGGTTAATGCGATTACGCATATCTTCGTAAAAACTATCTAACTCTCTGTTCCAACTGCCAATTAAATGCCCTAATGCTTGTTGGCAATAATTCCAATCACGCTTTCGGTAATTTATTAACAAATTGTTATGAAGGGTTGTTTTGCTTTCAGTAAACGGTAACTCTGTAATTGGAATTGTGTCAACTACACAGTACGCAGTTACTTCGGTATTTCCGGGCACGATCCGAATAGTATCCAATTCCAGCACTGTGTACTTTTCGCGATAACTTTCAATTTGGGCAGGATCAATAATAATGTTCACGATGTGTTTCCTTTTAAATATGTATCATGCAATTGACATTTGATTTAATTTCTGACCTACATCTGGGGCCCACAGACACATTTGATTGGACTGGCTTAGCCACCAGCCCGCTGTGTGTGGTTGCCGGCGATATCTCCATGGATGTTGAAATAGTCAGAGAAACGTTAGAACATCTCAGCCACTGCTATCAAGCGGTGTTTTATATTGATGGCAACAATGAACATAGATACAGTTTAGATTCACTAACAGACAGTTATAACATACTAGAAGAAGCCATTGCAGAAATTGACAATGTGGTATTTTTGCAAGACAATTGTGTTATTGTTAATAACGTTGCATTCATTGGATCCAATGGTTGGTGGACATATGACTTAGATCAAGAAATCGACGACGAGCAATGTAGATTATGGTATTGTGATGTCATGGATGTTGGCATGCCAGTCACCAGTGCTATACATAGTATGGCGTACAATGATGCCGCTTATCTTAGTAATAGTATTAAAAAACTTCAAACACATCCTGACGTCAAATCCATTGTTCTTGTTACGCATACTGTTCCAAATGTAGAACTAATCGATCATGATATGGAAATTACATCAACATACAAGTTTAATGTTATGGGAAATTCAATTATACCAGTGGTGTTAGATGCTGATACAGAAAATAAAGTTAAGACCTGGTGCTTTGGACATTATCACAATCCCATCGACCAGCACCAAAATGGCATCAGATATGTAAACAATTGCCGAGGGCGAGTTGAAGATTCCTTAGAGTGGACTCTGCCGTACTACCCCAAGCGTATTGTCATTGACGTTTAATGTGTAGTTTCGGGTTCTAATTTAATCTGCAACGGATAATCGTTGCTACGAGCATCCAGCGTAACTTCAATTCCTTTTTGTTCAGCAATTTCGTAAGGCAAAATTGCCACAACTGCAGACCCAGAATTGTGAATATCTTCAGTGATTGCTACAGCAGTTTCAGCAGTGTATTCAAAGTGTTGTATCAAACTTTCAACTACAAAATCTACAGATGTTTTATTGTCGTTCAAGTAGATAATTTTAAACAACGGTGGCTCACGTAATTCTACTTTTGATTTTGACACTGTATTTGTATCTGCCATTTTATATCCTTTGTTATGTGGGGACACCGCGTCCCCACAGTATTTACTATTATATTAAGAAGTGTAAGTGATTGCAATAGCCTTTGGCTTGGCTTCTTCTGGAATTTCACGTTTTAAGTAAATGTTCAGAATGCCCAGTTCAAGATGCGCATTGGTAATTTCCACATGGTCTGCTAGTTGAAACTCTCTGCGAAAACTACGCTCGCTAATGCCTTTGTGCAGATATTTTGTAGTATCTTCATTCTCTACCGTTTCTCGATTGTGCTTGCCTTCGACTATTAAGACTTTCTTATCTTTAGTAACAGAAAGATCGTTATAGCCAAAGCCAGCAACAGCCACACTGATCATGTACTCGTCGTCATTTACTTGTACAATGTCATAAGGTGGGTAATTAGTGTTGCCTTGTTGTGCGCTTACACGCATGAGATCATCAAACATGTTATCGAAACCGATACCAAATTTGTGTAGTGCAGGAATGTCAAAACTACGAAGTGTTAATGTTTTAGTCATTTGTTTTCTCCTTTATTAAGCAAGTTGACTATACTGTGTGGACCCGACCATCGGCATCCACACATGTATTTATTATGACAAGATCAAATTATCTTGTCATTTACATCATGCCCATTCCACCCATACCGCCAATTTGTGGATTTGCTTGAGCATTATCCCGGACCGGTACTTGTGCAATAGAGCAGTCTGTAGTTAAGATCAACCCGGCAATGGAGCCAGCATTGACCAATGCGGTTTTGGTAACTTTGGTTGGGTCAATAACCCCCTGTTCAACCAAGTCACCATACAGGTTGGTAGCGGCATTGTAGCCATGATTACCCGACTGTGATTTAATTTGATTGATGACCACGTCTACTGATTCGCCTGCGTTGTTTACAATGCAACGAGCAGGTTCTTCCAAAGCACGTAACAGGATGTTCCAGCCTGCCTGTTGATCAACGTTGACAAAGTTGGTGGCACATGCTTCAAGTGCTTGTTTGGCACGAATCAATGCTGTGCCGCCACCTGCAACAATGCCTTCTTCAACAGCGGCACGGGTTGCGTGTAATGCATCATCAATACGATCTTTCTTTTCTTTCATTTCGGTTTCAGTTGCGGCACCTACACGGATAACAGCAACACCACCTGCTAACTTAGCAAGACGCTCTTGTAATTTTTCACGATCGTAATCACTAGTGGCACCTTCAATCTGCGAACGGATCTGCGCAACACGATCGGCAATGGCTTGTTTGTTGCCGGCGCCGTCAATGATGATGGTGTTTTCTTTGTTTACTTCTACACGAGCAGCCATGCCCAAGTGTTCAACTGTGGCTTTGTCCAGCGTCAAGCCCACTTCTTCGGCAATGACAGTACCACCTGTTAAGATAGCAATGTCTTGTAGCATTTCTTTGCGGCGGTCGCCAAAGCCAGGTGCTTTGACTGCACATGATTTGATAACACCACGCATTGTGTTGACTACCAGGGTGGCCAGGGCTTCACCTTCAACGTCTTCGGCCAAGATAAACAATGGCTTGCCACTTTTAGCAACGCCTTCTAACACCGGCAACAAGTCACGAATGTTGCCAATCTTCTTGTCAACCAACAATACAAAAGGATTGTCAAGTTCAACTGTTTGTTTCTCTTGGTTGCTGACAAAGAACGGACTTAGATAGCCACGATCAAACTGCATACCTTCTACCACTGCCAATTCGTTTTGAAGGCTCTTGCCATCTTCTACAGTGATCACGCCTTCTTTGCCTACACGTTCCATTGCTTCTGCAATAAGATTGCCAATGTCTGTGTCGCTGTTGGCAGAGATACTGCCTACTTGTGCAATCTCTTTGGTTGTGTTACAGGGCTTGGAAATTTTATCCAACTCTGCCACTGCGGCAGCAACTGCCTGATCAATGCCGCGCTTCAAGTCCATTGGGTTATGACCGGCAGTGACATACTTCATGCCTTCTTTCACAATGCTCTGTGCCAACACAGTGGCAGTGGTTGTACCGTCACCTGCTTTGTCTGCAGTCTTGGAGGCTACTTCCTTGAGCATCTGTGCGCCCATGTTGGCCAGTTTATCTTCTAACTCAATCTCACGTGCAACTGTCACGCCGTCCTTGGTCACGTGTGGTGAACCATACGAACGTTCAATAACAACATTACGACCCTTAGGGCCAAGTGTTACTTTAACTGCGTCTGCTAGAACGTTTACGCCTTCAACTAATTTGGCACGACCTGCGCTGCCAAATACTACTGTTTTTGCTACCATTGTTTATTCTCCTTGATTTACAATTGCCATTACATCGGCTTCATACACGATGTTAAATTCTTCGTTGTTGACTTTGACCTTTTGCACAGCAGTCTTGCTAAACAAAATACGATCGCCAACTTTCACTACCATTGGTACCACTGTACCATCTTCGGCAACACGGCCTGTGCCCACAGCAAGTACATCACCTTGACTGGGTTTTTCCGCGGCCGCATCCGGAATAATCAGGCCACTGGCAGTTTTAGTTTCTGCTTCGATCAATCGCACAACAATACGATCACGGATAGGGATTAATTTCATAGTTTTCCTTATAATAAATGAATCAATAGAATAGTATAACATAGGCCAACGGCTATGTCAACTGAATTGGGGTAAAAAGGTTATGTGCTGATGCTGTGATCAGGGGGTGACAGATTTTTGATCATTTTTTCTCCTTTAATAAGCAAGTTAATGTGATGTAGCCCCGAAGGCACTACAAAGGTATTTATACTGAGAAATCAGAAACTATTAAGAATTTTGTTGTTCTAGATTAATAGGTGTAGCAACTTGTGTTTTATCAATCGCAATCTTTAAGATATTGCGCGATTGATAGTCTTTCAAGTTGTACATATGAGGCAGTAACACTCGTTCAAGTTCTGTGTGCAATCCGCGAGCACCAGTTTTGGTAGTGATTGTACGTTCTGCAATTAAATCTATGCTGTCGGCATCAAAGTCCAAGGCCACGCCATCTTGGTTAAACAACCATCTGTACTGCCCGACCAAGTTGTTTTTTACTTCTGTCAGGATAGTTATAAGTTGAGATTTGGTTAATTCTTCCAACTGTATAATAGATGGGAAACGTCCCACAAATTCAGGAATCATTCCGTAACGCACTAGATCGTCAGGAGTAATTGCATCAGATGCGGCTTCTTTGACGGTGCTGGCACCAAACCCAATTGATGTTACTTGTGTACGTGCTTTGATTACTTTGTCAAGTCCAACAAACGCACCTCCCACAATAAAAAGTATGTTGGCTGTATCAATGTCAATGGTTTCACTGCTGGATGTTTTACGAACACCTTGATTCGGCACTTTGCATCGTGTACCTTCAATCAGTTTAAGCAGTGCTTGCTGAACACCTTCACCACTCACGTCACGTGATACTGTACTGCTTTCGCCTTTACGAGCAATCTTGTCTACTTCGTCAAGGAACACAATTCCACGCTGTGTGCGTTCAACGTCGTTGCCACTGGCATGATACAATCTAGCAATTAAACTGTCAACATCGTCACCTACGTATCCTGCTTCTGTCAGTGTAGTGGCATCTGCAATAACAAACGGCACATCCAAGTATTTGGCCACTGTGCGAGCCATTAGTGTTTTACCTGTGCCTGTTGGGCCAGTCATTAAGATGTTGGCTTTTTGTATTTCGTTTTCAGGATCTGGATTGCCAATGCGTTTGTAGTGATTGGCAATTGCTACACTCAGCACAATCTTGGCCCGGGGTTGTCCAATAACATATTGGTCCAAGTACTGGTGTATTTCACGTGGATCTAGTACAGACTCTGCTGTGGATTTTTTGGCATGTTCTTTTGACAGCAACAGTCCGTGGCAAAATTCCACACATTCATTGCATATACCAACATTGTGTCCTACAATTAATTTGCCCACTTGATCTTTGTGCTTGTTACAAAAATTACAATGCGTAGGCGTTGTTTTAGCGATCATTTTATTGTCCAGTCAGTCGGCGTTCGATTTGTTCTCGTTCTGCTTCACTCAACATGTCCGGGTCATATTCGCCTGAATCAATTTTGGCAATCAAATGATCAATGTACGCTTCATTGTAAGCGTAACGATTGTTTAATTCCTTGTCTACTTCAATCCAATTGTTTCCATTGTACTTGTACAGCACACTTGGCAAGCGATCAACACGCAAGAAAGTATCGCCCTTCTTTTGTCCCAATGGAAATGACGTACCAAACCCGGTGGTATTTTCTTTTGCGGGTGCATTGTCAGGTACAAGTTCTAGGTATGCAGAATCCATCCAGGGTAATTTATCAATCTTACCAATCTCATACAAACGTTGCTGAGCTTTTAATGTACGTCCGGGGTTTTCTTCTTTCCAGCGACGTGCGGCTGATTTGGCTTCAGCATCCATTCCGTCCAGGTGATCATCATCTGTATCAGATGTTTCATCGCGGTCGGCAATGCCATCCTCTTTGATTGTTTCTGTTTCGGCAATCCTGTTAGTAGTAACTTCTGCCACGGGTAATTCTTCGTTTGCGTCATGTTGCTCTCCATTGGTGTTACAATCTTGGTTGGGACAAAATAGTCCAATGCCCGGTGCATCCACTAACGTAGTGTTGCATTTGGCACAGTTAATAATGGTGTCCTCTGGGAACAAGGTGCTGGTAACAACCAGGTCGCCTGCGGGCAAATCTTTTACTAGGTCTTGTACGTGTTCGATTTGTTCATCAGTTAACGGGCCATTGTCAGGTGGATACTTTTTTTCTCTGTTCCATTTTAGACTCTCGGTGGCAGCCAACAGCATCATGATGGCCAATGGATCAAACACTGTGACTAATATTATAATAACCCATCGAACTGCTTTTTCTAATAGATTAGAGTCAGGGTTGTCACCGTAGATAAGCGCGGCTATGTATTTGATTGGACCAACTTCGGCCTCTACTTTGCGTACTTCGGCCGCAATCGGCGCACGTTGTTCATTGAGAACTGTGATTTTCTTCTGAGCTTCTGCAATGTCTGCAAGGAGGCGAGCACGTTCTTTCTGCTGGGCTCTGCGTATGGCAACTGCTTTGTCCGCCCCTTTTTCATCTGCACTGCGACCCATAACTTGGTCCACAGCCTCATCCATCTGTTTGAGAGCTTTGCGATTAGCATCTATGTTTTCCCTTTCAATTTTAATCTTCTCATCGTACAGTGCAATCTTGGCCTGCACATCACCAGATACCATACCTTGGTCCATGTGTGCTTTTGAAAGGAATCCAAAGATACCCATACTAGTGATAACCATCAGCATAAACACCGCTGGCACCAGGTAAGCCTTCATTAACCAACGGCATTGTCGCCAGTATTCGTGCAGCCACAGTGTGACCACTACTTTGGCCAGTTCCAGGATGCCGCCCATGATTATAATAGGCACCACAGCGGCAGCAAATATGGCAGCAAGACCGGCAATTGAATACCAGGCCGCAATAATCGACAGGCTCAGTGCCACTGCTAACGTAATTAAACTTAGAAACATAGTGTGATATTTATCTGTTTTAGTCCCATGTTCGGTGCACTTCAGCAATCCATTCACGGCCGTCATATTCATCTATTTGCCAATCTACAGAAGCAGGAACCTCTACAATTTTTAATTCAGCAAAATTACCATTGGCCCTGTCACCCAACTCACGCACCACTGACACCAACACTGGGTCATCACGCGGAATATCACTGCTGTACCAGATTTTTCCATTGACCAGTATCAGCGGACCATATCGTTCGGTATCAAACCGACTTTCACGATCTTGTGTTGTGTAGTCAGTTAATGATCGTTTAAGATACAGAAACTCGGCTTCTTGACTTAGCCCATACCCACCGTGGCATGCGTTGATAATCACATACCGAACACCTTTAAGATAGCGTATGAGTCGTTCTTGTTCGGTTTCTTCTGTCATTCATTGAATAGGTATTCGTAATTGACTGATGTTGTGTTGACTTGTAGTACCACTGCACCATTGCGTAAATGAAAGCGCCGCGCCATTTCTGTTTGCGGGCTCAATGTTATAAATCGTTTAACCGGCATTGTATCTTTAATCAACTTGGCAACACCTAGCACAAGATCTCTACCAGCACCGGGTCGGTAACTCCATACTGTATAAAATACTGCAATGTCACCAATGGGTTCATCTGGGCTAGCAGGAGTGGAAAACTTTTCTAATTCGCCTTCGTCTGTTGGTACTTGGTTACAAAATGCTGTACAAATTACAGCCAGCACTTCATTTGTTTCGTCATCCTCTAAAACAAATACTTCTCTATTTGGATCTACACGCCAAAACACCGGCAGATGAGGACGCACCGGGTCGTCCTTGATAAAGTTTAAATAGTAATCAGATCTTACACTTTTAATTACATTCACTACTAATTGCCTTGTTCAGAGTTTGCAGGAGGAAACGGCCACCCGGTGCCTGGCACTGGCCTAGGTTTTAATTTAACGTTTTCTTCAATAACCGTGCCGTCAGCTTCGCATAGATCAACTTGGTATGGTGCAATGATATGTACTGCGGCATCTCCTTCTTGCCACGTATGCTCACCGTCGTACAGCCAGCCTGCACCACCTTCATAGTAGAGTTCTTTGAGTTCTTGTTGTTCCAATTTGGCAATGTCATCGCTGAATTCCCACTCAATGCTGATACTATCGTCAAACTCACAGCCCCATCCCGCATCTGACTTGGTATATGCTACACGATCGCCTTGCCAAGGAAGGTTGCAGTCCATATCCGCTTCAATAAAGCCTTGCCCCCAACGATAAGTTTCGTCTATATTGAACCAACTGGTAGAGCCGTCTTTGTTTTCACGGAACATTTCTACATGCCAGACAATGCTTTTCTTTTCCAGTGGTTTAATGAGATAAACTCGACTCATTTAAATTCTCCGGTAAGCGTCAAGAATAAGAGCACCGCCAATCGTAAATCCCACTATGGCAAGAGCGTAGTTGCCATTAACTGCGGCACTTATGCCACTCAGTAAGTTTAACCCGCCAATTGTAAGGCCGATTTCTTTTCTGTTGCGACCGACCCATATAAAAAATTTATCTAACATCATTCTTCTCCTTGTGCTACTACTGTGCCCGACTCGTCGGACAGTTCCAATGGACCTTGCAAGATGTATTCTGTATCATCGTTGTTCCAGCCCAGTTCTTCCATGCCGTCAAAGTAATCTTCTTCCCAGGCAGTTTCGATCGCCGCTTGTTCCGCTTCGGCCATATCTTCGGGAAATTCCCATTCCGCCCAACAACCATCATCAAGACCGGCAAGTTCCCAATCGTAATCACTATTGCTTAGATTGTATCCATCGGGATTTTTTAAATCAATTTTGGGCTGTTCGTCACTTTCACAGTAGAACTCGCCCCATCGCCAGCCTTCATAACGAATGAGTGTTGCTCCGTCTTTGTACCAGAACTGTTTTTCAACAGCAGACTTTTTGTGTAGATTTTTTAATGTCCAGATAGCCATGATTAATCGTCCCGGTCCATTTCAGTAACTTCTTTGATCAATGCTTGTAATTGATCTAAAGTTGTAACCATAAGTTTGACTGTTTTGTAATCGTTTTCCGTGTCACGCCCACTCACTTCAATCATGTACGCATTGTCGTACATGTACACTGAGAATGACTCATTAACCTTAACTAACTTGTCACTGATTTTAGTAATTGGTTTAGATTTTGCCATGATGTTTCCTTTAGTTGAATATGTATCTGGCTATTGTAGCATAGATTGTTAATTGATTGCTAGTCATTTTGGAGTACACAAATGAATGTGTATTGCCAAATGCTACCGGGATCATTGGTCCAGTTGCACTAAACCCGTCAATTGTACTTTGTAATGATCTAGTAAACGTGCCTGCTCCGTTATTAATCCATGCATGATTTGCACTTACAGAATTGTATCCAAGACTTCCTAGCCAAAGATCCATAATACCATCACCATTAAGATCCATAATCATCGGCGTGTAGGAGATTAATGAGTTGATTGGGTAATTTGCCATTGCAATGTCGGTTACATCATCAAACTGCCAGTTACCTTTGTTAATTAGAACCTGAACTACCCCTTCGTCGGTCCATTTATTATTTCTCGAGTCTGAGTTTGGTCTACTAAGAACTAATAAATCTAATTTACCATCACGGTTCAAGTCTATTGCAACACATCGTACGTCGTGACTAACTTCTTTTGTTGGATCAGTAGTACTTCTATCTAAGATAGGAACAGGTAAGGTATGGCTAGCCACTGGGTGCAAGGATGAATCTAATTCAAAGATTACTGTGTCCGCGATTGGTGCCTGAGTAGGATCAACAGTGAGATCCGTAATCACAACTTGCTTTCTTCCTGTGTTATTAAAATCACCAACACAAACGCCAGAACCATTCATCCACAAGCCGTTGCGTGTATTTAAATTATACAAGTGGTCATGGAATGCAAAGTTCCCGTATCCATCATTAAGCCACTTTTGCCCTCGACTGTTGATGATATCTAAACTGCCATCTCCATTGATATCAACAATGGCGGTTCCGTGTGTCCATCCTGTGCCCAAAAGTGCTTTACGAATATGTGGTTGACCCGGGCGGCTTAAGAATATTGCACTGTCGCCTCGAAACTCGTTGCCGCCCAAGCTGTCGGCAGAAGGAAAATCCTTTAAGTATAATGAAACAATATCGTCAATACCATCGCCATTGAAGTCTGCAATTACTACATTACCCGGGGTGGTTGCATTGGCGCCAATAATATCTGCTGTAAAATCCACAGCAGTACCATCACTATTAATTTTTAAAATACGTATTGGTGCATCAGGGTTAGGTGTTGGCCCATAGTTATTAGGGCCTAAGTAAATTCCGCTTACTACAACATATTTGCCATTGGCAGAATCAAATTTCCCGGACATGATCATTGCACTATATGCAAGTCCACTAGGTGAGTCAATCTTTAAAATTTCACGATCGACTGCGGCCGTATTAGGAGTAGGTGCACTTCCTCCGCCGCAACCTGTGAGTAATGCACTTATTACGCCAAGTGTTAGTAATAAACGACTTGCGTAGATTTTCACAACTTCTCTCCTGGTTCAAATCCGCGGAATCGCACAAAGCGAGGAAATCTTAAACTGTATGATCCGTCTTGGTTTTGAGTAACTGCGTCCGCTTCGACCTCAACCACCCGAGCAAGAAGCTCATTGCGAGCGGCCCAATACTCATCGCGGTTGCTATCAGACAAACCGCTACCAACATTAACACGAATAGTTCTGTCATTATCGACTCCTTCACAAATTATAGCACCCAACCGGCCTAGATTACGACCAGTACCTTCTTCAAACCCCACAATGCTCAAGTCAACTGTGATTGTGGGTTTCCATTTCATCCAAAAGTCACTACGTCGGCACTCGTATGGTGCATCCATATTCTTAATCATGATGCCTTCGTAGCCTTCTTCTACCGAGGCTTCGGCAAAGCGTCGCATAACGTCATGCCCTTCAGATGTGTCCAAGTCTACATCCATACCAGGCATAACACGCACACAACCCGTTTCAGGCAAGTGTGCTTGAGCACGTTTTAATAAGTCAATGCGTTTGTGTTGCTGTAGGTTACAAAAGCCTTCGCGGAATTCTGTCAATGGCATAATGTCAAATACGTGATAGACCATGTTTTCAGTCTTGGCATTGCTCTTACGCTGTGCCTGTTTCATCAAGTCTTGAAAACTCTTGCCCACAATCTCACCATCCAACACAAACTGTCCGCCAAATGCAGAATTAGACTGAAATGCTTGGCGATGTTCTTCAATAAAGTCTGCAACCTGCGGAAAGTTTTCAAACTCCTTACCGTTGCGACTGTACAATGTACACACATCGCCTGCCACAACTGCCAACACACGCACACCATCTAGTTTGACTTCCAGGCGCTTGACACCTTTAAGTTTCTTGGGATGGTCAGTAGAATCTTGTGCAAGTTGGCAACTAAAGACTGGGATCTTCCATTCAGTTCGGCCCAATACCTTGTTAAGTGTTTTCTCTGAGATGCCGCACCGCAAGTCTTTGATTAGCACACGGCGAGCCAAGTTGTTCCATTCCTCGGAATCAAACTGTTCGCTACATTGGTCAACGGCTTCACGTGCGCGGTTGCCTGTAATACCACGAGTACGCAAGTTTTCTAACAACGCCCAAAACTTAGGCCACGGATTTGGCTGGCCAGTTAAACCTTCAGTCTCAGGCACTTGTCGAATACCGAATACATAGAAAGGATTATAAGCCTGGTAGCAATTAAACAAAAAAGCCTGGGCATCGGCACTCCCCAATTGGGACGCCATTAAGGCCTTTTCAATAACTTTTTCTTTGTGTATGCGGCTGTCCGAACTTTCAAGGTCGCGAATCCAACCTGCTGCCATTACCCTGTTAAACCTTGGGTCTGAAAAGTTTGTGTCATTCATATATTTAATCCGTTACCAAGAACTATTATAGAACACTTTTAAACCACAGAACAACTCTGCACGAGCATCTCGAATAAACTTGAGGTCTTGTTCACGATAGTGATCATCTGCGTCGTTGCCAAAAAAGAATCCTGTGGTGCCTGGCAAGGTGCCAGCAATGATATCAAGTTCAAGGATCTCAAGATCGTCCCACGTTAACTCAAGTTCGTCACCATTGAAATCTCCTTCATTGCCTCGGCTTTCCCATATCTTTTGCATCCAGCCGTGCAGGTTAGGATGCTTGCGCCAGTAAGCAATCTCACGTGGCTGTTCTACTGTGGTACTTCCGTACTCACCGGTCTCTTCATTAAATGAGGATGTTTCGTAATATTCTCGTTGTTGCCCTGACTTTGCGGCAACGTATGCATACATATCGAGACCCATTATTTTACTCCTTGTTGATGACGATACTCACGCTTGAGCCAGTATTTGTATCGAGCAAAGTATTCACTAAGATTATATGACAACGGCTGATTGTATTCTTCTAGTTCTGCCTTGTGCTCATACCATTTATTTTGCAACCAATGACGGAAACTAAGCATAGCCATTTAGATTCTCCTAATACGATTGATCACTTCGTTGGCAGTCAGGAAACCACCATGCTGTTCTGCTTCTAAAAAAATCTCTACCACTTCACTTTGCATCTCGGCATAGAGAGCACGGAACTGTACCAACTCTTGGTCAGTCAAGACCATTTGGATTCTGTAGTTAAATTCCTCGACGCTCATGCTGACTCCAACATGTTGGCAGGCACATTGAACAAGCCACCGGGTGTGTTGACCAGCACAAATTTAATTTTGACTTTGCGAACGGTACCCACGTATGTAAGGCCGTTGCGGTTGCTGGTAAACTTAACGGAGTCACCAATACTAAATGCACGAGTCTTTTGCTTGGTCAATTGTGTACGAGCAAACTTCACTGCGTCAATCACTGTGGACAGTTCGTCATTGGTCAAGTTACCAAACATAATTGCAGAGTTAATTTCTTTGACATTCATCATGGGCTCCTGTTTTGTTACTATGTGTGTATTATAACAGTTTGGGAATTACAGGTCAACTGTGTCCCAGGTCTTGCTCACTTCCATTTCGTCCACCAAGGCCTTTAATAGCAATACCAACTTGCGGTAATACTTGGCGTCATTTTCGTGTGTGTTACCCACATACCAGACACCGTCACGCATGATGTAGTACCACTCTGCCCCACAGCCGTTGGCACGATCAAAGAACGTTTCAAAGGTATGATCTGTTGCAAAATCTGTACCGTCTTCATCGCGGTCACGACCGTAAAACACAGTTACATTTTCCATAGGCGAACCAAAAGTATGGAACTCACCATCTGGAAAATCAACATCGCGTTTTAAAGAAGACACATCGCCCAGTGACACTAGGTGGTTGGCCTTGGCACTGTCATAATAGTGCTCTTGCAAAATAACACCATTGTGTTCTAGATAGCCATCCCAGTGACAGTAAACTGATTTGCAAACGTCGCCATGCATGACACCAATTCTTGAACGTGTACCCATTTTATGCTACCTCTTTCTGTTGTTGCAACCAAAAATATTCATTAATTAAATCTGAGGGGAAATCTTCATGGTACCAAAAATAGTACCGGGCGGACTTGAGTCCTTGTGCTTTTCTTACAACCTCAAATCCCAAGTCAAGAATATCATTCTCTGCTGTGATCTTGGGATTGATTGCAAATACATCTTCGGCAAAACTTGACATCTTTTTTTCCTTTTTTCTTACTATGTGTATATTATAGCAGTTTGGGAATTATTGGTCAATCAATCCAATCTACTTCCGGCGTAGACCTTGTCAAGGCCCAACTTGGTCTTTAGGACTTCTGCGTAGGCTTCTGCACCAGCTTCCAGAATGCTGATCGATTGTGTAGGAAAGCCACTGGGGTTCCACAGACTCAATGCACCTGTGTAGTCCTTACGGAAGCCTGCGGCCTGCAACCACTTGCCCAACTTTGAGTTGCTTCGAACGCCAAACACGTTGACCCAAGCAAAGCCACAAGCATCACGATCGCCATGTTTGGCGTGGAATGCCTTGGCCGCTGTACGTGCCTGAATGCCTGCTTCGTTGGTTGCGTCTTGTACCAACTGCTCTGTGATCTGTGTTGCGACTGCTGTCATTTTGGAATCCTTTTTAGTTTCTATACAAGTATTATAGCAAATTGGGAATTTTGGGTCAACCGTTTTGTTTGTCCATGATGTACTCAAACAAGACAAATTTAGCACGGTTTAACAACTGACGCTGATCTTCAATGGTGTTGAAATCCGGTTGCTCGTAGGCCATCATCTCTTGTGCGTCACTCATCATGCTGGCCACTACCATTGCAGGACCGGAGAATTTAAAAGTGCTGGACGATTCCACTGCTTTACGCATTTGGGATTCTGTGCAACCATACATACGAACTTCACGTTTTTCTTGCTCGTTTTGAGTAATCATTTCACCAACTGTTTCGTATCTTAAACCCATTTTGAACTCCTTTTTGTTACTCTATGTCTATATTATAGCAAAATGGGAATATTCGGTCAACCAAAGGCTTTTACCAGCCCAGAAAACCCAATTGCTACACTTACAAGATTTACAAACATCTGTGGTTTATTTGCAACACGGATGGTCCAGGCTAGAAACAGTATAGTTCCTATAAAAAATGTAAGGATATTGTAAGGATAGGCTTCGGGTCCAACAGCATTTAGGGAGTGCCCGGCTACTATAAACACGGCCCCTGCCCACTGTAGTATTTCGTTTGTATCTAATTTCATACCTTAATTATAGCAAAAGGGCAATTATTGGTCAACCAAAATAATCCAGTGTAATCCAGTGTCTATTCCAGTTGGTAGGTGTTGTTTTTATGCAACATTCACAGCTCAATCGCTCTGCGGAACACAATTTCTTGTCGAGCAAAGGCGTCCAATTCCCAAGGCTGTTGTAAGTATGCCACATTGCGTCCATAGTATTTGCCGTTCCATTTCTTGCCTTTTGGCATGATTTTTAGTATGCCTCGGGCCATCTGTCGCACATGCACCAACTCGTGGGCCAAAGTAACACCTAGTGCATACAAATTTCTAGTGGGTTTTAATACTACCAAGTAAGTGTCAAGTCCTGTGAGCGGCATGGTGGTGCCCAATTCCTCTAGTTCCGGATCCACTTTGATCATGAGCAATCGGCGATTTTTAGCAAGCCCTAACTGGTTCAACATGCTGGGAACCAGTGCTTCGATATATCGTTTGGTCTTGGGACCCGCTTCAACGTGCAATTCCATGTGTGCCTTTTTACTGTATATGCCCAAATTATAACAAAATACCAATTCTGTGTCAACCTAAGCTAGGGCTATGGCGTTATATATGTGTAGCCAGGAAAGTCCAGGTCTACAGTTTCTAATCAAGGAGATACCATGAAACAACTTATCGCTCTCATCGCTACTATTGCTACTGTTTCCGCTTTTGCCGCAGAACCTGCCAAGAAAGAAGAAAAGAAAGCAGAAGCCAAGCCTGCTGTTACAGCCCCTGCCGCTCCTGCGACAGCAACGCCTGCAAAAAGTGAGCCTGCTAAGAAAGACGCACCCAAGGCTGACGCAAAAGCTGCACCGGCAGCCAAATAATCTTGATGATGATGACATTGTCATTAATGATGATGTCACATTTGGACGTAATCGCAGGAGTGCAGAGTTTGGACAACTGGTTCCGGATGATGAACTCAACGATTACGTCCAAGATAGATTATGGTTGGCCAGGATGCTGGCACTCAAACGGTATCATGAAACACACGGTACCAGATAAACCCACTTAAAGTGGGTTTATTTTTGGCTATATTTATTAGTACAAACCATTAGGTCTATTGCGTTGCAACATAAATAACTCAGTAGAAACCACGAGTTTCTCATACTAAAGGAAAAAGCAATGACAGCAACAATAGCAAAACTAGTTGAGCGTCTAGCCGAAATGTTCCCATCACAGAACTATCAAAGTAAGTTAGAATCTTTCTTAACAAGTAAAAACGTGCAAGACGTGTCCGATGTGGATCATTGGATTAGAGAGTTTGACAAGCGTCCGGGGAGTTTCCAATGAAAAAAATTATCAATACACTATACGACGGTTTAATTGCCTGGACAGAGATGATTCACGCATATCGTCAAAGTTCTGCTAGCAAATTTCATTATTGGAAGTAATCATGGAATTTGTAGCAATTCAGATCATTGTGTTTGGTACAATAATTCTTGTGTATATGGCAGAGGAGTTTTTTAAATGAACTATTTAGACACATTAATAATGTTAATGCGCTGGGCTCGAGATGGGTGGGAAGTTCATCCTATAAATATCTTGTCCGAGTTTGACGGGTGGATTTAATAAATCACCTGACTCTGCGCTTCTCTTTCAAAAATTCTAGAACTACTTAACACAGCCTGAGGTGGCGGTGTTGCCGGTATTGGGTCTACTGTAGTGGCTGATGTTCCTACTCCAGCAACATTAAGGGCGGCAGTTGTGCGGCCTTCGCGTAGTACTGCCACTGTAGATTGGCCTGCACTTGTTTCAGCAATGGCAACAGGAGTAGATGTATCAATGTTGGCAACATTTTCCAAGTATTGTGCTGTTCCGCCAACCTTGGTGTCAAGTCCATAGCTTGGCAATGACGTCACAAAGCTCATGATAGCAGTTTGACTATTGCCTTCTACATTGCCAATATCCATGCCTGCTCTTACTTGGAACCCAGTTTCTTTGGTTATTTTAGTACTGATTGCAGTAAAGTTTGTGTTGAGGCTGGCGGTTTCTGTTGGATTGGTAAGAACAATATTTCCAATAACGTTTGCGGCTTCAGATATCAACAACTCCACATTACCATTGTCTGACGCTAGTGTGTTTGCCAATATACCATCGTATATAGTAATCAAATTATTTAAAGAGCCTGAGTTGTACAATGTGTTAATAATGGTAATACAGTTTCCAACACTGGCGGTGACCGTGGTTCCTGCGGCAGTTCCAAGTATGTCAGTTATTAATATAGTACCATTTACTCCAGATCCTGTTGCTATACTATTTGCATAGTAGTTTACGTCTGCAGTTGGCAACGGTTGTGTCTGTTCTTCGATTGCCGGTAAACCTTTGTTGGTTTCGGCTGCCAAAAATGCGGCAGACAACTGCGGCAAATTCATACGACTGATATTTGTAACCTGATCCAGTGCGCAGGATAATGCTTTGTTAACCAGTGCCAATCCCGGAGTTGTCATAACACTCAGTCGCTCATAACTTATACCAGCTTGGTCAGCAGCCACTGAGGCTTCTAATGCGCTGTTTGGTGTGTATTGATTGCCAGATCCAGTATTTCCCGAAGTATCGCCTGTTATAGGACTAGCAGTTGATTGTGCAGTAATTGGATTTTCACTTTGACGTATTTCACAGGCCAGTGGTCGGTCAATTGCTCTGATAGCCGCTTCTTCGTCAAGTATTAACTGACTCTGTTCAGGAGTTAAGTTATCATAGTCAACCGGCGGCTCCGGTGGAGGTGTGATGTAAATAGCACGTGGGCCATCTGCAGTGGGCGTTGTTAATGATGGATAACTGTTTGGCATCATTACAGCAGGATTTAACAAGTCTGCTAATGTATTAATGTTTGGTGTCCAGACATCTAATATTCTTAATATATTTGCAAGCTCGTCGCCCGAGACCCCGAGCAATGCAATATACATAAGTTTTTGTACAGTGTCAGTAACTACCACAGCAGGATCATTAAGATTTAAAATAATATTATCCGGAACACCGGCATTACTCAAAGTTGCAATTAACGGACTTATGGATCCGGCTCGACGTGATATCTGTTGTATCAATGCCAATGGAGTTCCATAGTTGTCAAGATTTCCTAGATCTATATAATGGCCAGCATTATACAAGTCATCGCCCATAGCTGCCGTGGCACGATTAATTTCAGTAAGACCGCCAGTGACAAGATTGTCCATGCCAGTAAATGTGGGGCCTAAATAGCTGTTGGAATTCACTGCGCCATTGATATACTCATTTATACTTAAACAATAACTGTTTGCTTGTATAAAATTTTGCACAAACTTACTTAAATCTCCGTTGCCCATGTACGTTTCAGCAGTCAAAGTGACGATTCCTGTCATTCCTGGATTGGCCAGCGTTGTGGAAACAATTGCAGTGGTGTTGGGAACTATAGAATCGGCTAAAGCCGGGCAAGTGTTGCTGGCAAATGTTTGTAGATTTGCAATAGCGTTTGGCGTTAGATTCCCTACGTTGGGTCCTGCGTTGCCAATGGCCGCTATTAAAGGAGTCAATAACGGTGTGGATGTGTACTGATCAACAGTGGCCACCAATGTTCCGTTGACACCGTAGCCTTGATTTTGAAATAAACCCGAGGCAGCTTGAAGTTGTAACGGGGTCAACAATCCAGCCATTATCCTACCCTTACGTCAGGACTGCCGCCGGTTCGTGCATGTCCGCATGTGTCAACATCGCCTGTTCTAACGACCGGTGTGCCACCAGCACGAACAGTACCACTGCCACCAGCAGTACTGGCGGCCACATGTGGTGCATGACGTTTTTTTGGACTCCATGGTGCATGTTCAGACACACCAATACCGTTGACCACAACAGGCTTACCATTAACTCGTACTGAGTCAACCCCCGATGTGGCTGCGCCTCCTTCTGAGTTTGTATCACCTTGTCGCTGTACTGCTGGCATGTTTGTCCGTTCTTGTCAATTATTTATCGAACAATTTACGCCAGTTTGATACCTGTGGTTGTTTGAATAAATTGATCAGCAAACATTTTGTCTGTGGCCGCTACCACTGTAACTGTACCCTTTGATAGTTTAATATCTTTATCTGGGCTTACTGTAAACAAGTAAGGCATTAGTCCCGGTCCTTGTTGTCCCATGGCAATCACCATTGGACGTGACAGTTTATAGTGTGCATCTGTTTCTTCAACCAATTTTCCAATTAGCTCTTCTCCGGATGTTAGTTTTAACGTTACTACTTCGCCTACCGAGGCGCCTTTATCAATTAACATATTAAATTGCTCCATCGCCGTATCCCACAGCATTTTCTTGTTCAAATAACTTTTTAAGTTCTGTAAATCCACCAATTAACTTTTCGTCAAGTAGAATTTGTGGCACTGTGCGAGCAGTTGGTACTGCTTCTAATAGTTGTTCTTTAGTCCAATCCTGGGACACATTGCGTTCTTCAAACTCAATGCCTTTTTGTTTTAACAATGCCTTTGCTTGGTCGCAATAAGGACATTGATTTTTACTCCATACAATAGCTCGCATATTTTCCTCTTATAAATTTGGTAATTCGTCGTAATCTAAGGTGTCACTCATGATGCCGATAACATAGTTAGTCGACTCGTTCTCCTGCAGTGCAGTTTGTTTGTTCGATGTGTTAACGTGTTTGTTAAACCAGGGAATTGGTGTGCTCTTGGGCGCAGGTGCTAGATATTTAATACCAATTTCTTTTAATGCGGCAGCGGCAGTGTAGTCCACAAAGTCACGCAGAATGTTGGCATTGAGCCCAATAACAGGTCCAAACTTGAACAGGTACTCTGCCCACTCTTTTTCTTCGCGAATAACATCCATGTACATTTGATACACTTCTGCTTCGCATTCTGCTTTGATGGCAGCAAAGCGTGGATCTTCCTTGACCACTTGGTTGATAATCCAACCTGTCCACTCTTTGTGTAAGATTTCATCTTGCAAGATCAACTGAATGATGTTGCCGTTGCCAATGAAGATTTTGTTTTCGACCATTGCTAAACTTGTGGCAAAAGATACCATAAATCGGAACGCTTCTAATGCATAACTGGCATGCAAGGCCATCCAAATTGCTTTGATATGTTCACGCTCGGGAAAGTCTTCCAACAGTTCTTTTCGGCAGTTGATCATGTGCAGTCGATCATAATAGTTGCCTACACTTGATGCCATATCAACAATTTCTTTGGTGTCGTGGATTGTATTAAACATTTCCTTAGGCACGTTGTAGATGTTACGAATGATGTGACTGTAACTGCGTGAGTGAATATTGGTTTCGAAGAACGTCCAGTTGTAGACCAGGGCTTCTAGTTCTGGCAATGACACTACCGGTGTAAAGATTTGACTAGGGCCGCGACCTTGCAAACTGTCCAGTGCTGTTTGCCGCAACAGGTTACTAGTAAAGATATGCTTAACTGTGTCTGACGCATCTTTAAAGTCTTGGCTATCCTTGGTCAGGGAAATTTCTTCTGGTACCCAAAAGAATCCACGTGCTTCTTGCTCGTACTTGGCAATCTTGTTGTACTTGACTTCTTCGAATCGTTGGATAGTAACTGGGCCCGCAGGGTCCAAGAACATCTTTCTATTGAGATAGTCTGTTTTTGTTTTTAAATCGTATTGTTGTCTTGACATAATTTTACCAGTGTCTAATTGTGTTGGCTATAATAAAGCCACAGGTTATAACATGTATTATAACCCAAAATGTTTTGAAGAACAAGGCTATTCGAGCTTCTCGAAGAGTTAAGATAGGCACATCTGGGCGGTCATGATCACTCTCGCCCATCAAGTGCCCGGTTGCCCGAGCCCAAATCTTTTCTATGCTGTTCATAACTTGCAAGATTCACAATCTTCTTCAAGATCAAAATCAATTGCTTCAAGAGGTGCCGCTTCATCGGTGACTTTCATCTTACTGCCGGCTTTGTTGATCAGACTGTAGTAGAATGTTTTCAGGCCCCAGTGATGTGCCTGCATTAGATTTTTTGCAATCAGTGTGGTTGGCACCTTACGGTTTGCAAAGTGTGCTGGGTTATAGAATGTGTTGGTACTGATACTTTGGTCAACATAGGCTGCCAACACAGCCGCTGTCTTCAAATAGCCATCACAGTCTTTTTGCGCCCACATCATCTGATACCGGTTTTTCAACTTGTGATACTCGGGCACAACCTGTGTCAATGATCCTGCTTTGCTTTCCTTAACTGAGATCAGACTCATTGGCATTTCAATACCATTGGTTGAGTTGATAACAACTGAGCTTGACTCCACAGGAGCAATGGCCATAGATGTTGCATTTCGAACGCCATGACTGCGCATTTCTACACGGAGACTTTCCCAATTTAATTCTGGTGTAAAGTCTGTGAGTTCGTTGACACCTTTGGCACGCAGTTCCCACGGAAATACACCTTGGCCGTAGCGTGTACGATCACTGTCCACACAACGTCCACGTTCCCGGGCCAGTTCCACTGACATTTCTGTCAGGTAGTAGGCTTGATGTTCTATCCAGGTCTTGACTTCGGCTAACGAGTCTCTTTCCCCGTAGTTGAATCCGCGTTTGGCGTGCCAGTAGGCAAGATTAGTGACTCCAATGCCCAATGGGCGTATTTCATCATTGGACAGTTTTGATTGGATGGACAAAAAGTCTTGATAGTCAAGAATGTTATTAAGACTGCGATGCAGGATACGACAAGCACGTCGCATGTCTTCCGGGTTACGGAAGGCTCCCCAGTTGATCGAGCCCAGCGTACAAAGTGCAATACGCCCATCAGCATCATCCAGACGCCTAAAAGATTTAGTAGGTAATAGAATTTCACAGCAAAGATTACTCTGGTAAATGGTGTGATACTCGGGATCAAACGGTCCTTGCTTCATCACATTGTCTATGAACACTAGATAGATACGTCCGGTATCGGTGCGCTCTTTCAGTATGCCTGATTTGAACACATCTTCTGCGTTCATTGTCTTGGTACGCAAGTCTTTGCGCTTTTCGTATTTCACATACAGTTCTTCAAACAGTTCAGTGTTTGAATAAAACGCTTGATACAAGTCCGGTACTTCATTTGGATCAAAGAATGTTATTTGTTCTTTGTTTTTAAATCGTCTCCAGAAGAAAGCACTAAGCACAACCCCATAATCCATATGACGGACTCGGGTTTCTTCTGTTCCTTGGTTGTTCTTAAGGACAATAAGATCATCAAACTGCAGATGCCAAATAGGATAAAAAACAGTAGCACTTGCATTACGGATACCTCCTTGTGAGCATGAGCGTAAGTCACCAAACCATTTCTTCAGGAACGGTATCATACCTGTGTGCATGATTTCGCCACCTCGAATTGGCGATCCTAACGGACGTAAGCGTCCAATCTCTAAACCAATACCAGCACGTTTGCTGGCATACTTGGCCATCATTTCTCCGCTGGCAAAAATGCTATCAAGATCATCATCGCTACGAATAAGGACGCAACTAGAAAACTGTTTAGTAGGAGTCCCGAGACCAGCCAATACAGGAGTAGCAAGAGTGAATAAGCCATCAGATGCGGCGTTGTAGTATTCTTTAATGTATCGCATACGGGCACTGTTAGGTTCTTCTTTATGGAACACAGTAGCTGCCGCCACCATGTATCTAACTTGTGGAGTTTCATATGTTTGTTTTGTACTACGGTTTTTAACCAAGTACTTCTCTATTAGTTGTTCGATGGCCGCATAACTGTACTGTTCGTCTTTGGAATGATCAATGATGTCATTCATGCGATTCCAATCGTCTTCTGTGTACCACTCAAGTAGTTCAGGTGTGTACAAGCCAGTGGCCACATTGGTCTTTACAATTTCATACAAGTGTGGCGGCTCGTACGAACCATACACATCTTTACGCAACATCGACAGTCGTTGTTTACCTGCTACAAATTGATAGTTGGTGTGTCCTACGTCGGGATTTGATTCTACATCAATCAAATCTACTATGGCTCTTAAGGTAATGCCATCAATTTCTTTAGTTGTGATACCGTCATAAAAGTGCAGTTGAGCTTTAATCTCCACCATACTCTGACTGACATCTGCTATACCTTGACATATTTTTGCTATTTGTGATTGCCACTTTTCGATAGCAATGGGTTCACGGCGCCCACTGCGCTTTACTACTGTTATTGTTGACATTTGCTTCTCTTGTTATTTTTGTTACCGGTACTTCTCATTAACCTGTAATTGGGTTAATTTTTTTATTATTTTTACTGCTGGATTGATATTTACGACAGTTGACTTGTCCCAATTCAGTATATATTTTGATTTGTCGACCAGGACTAAATTATGACCTGTTTTTGTCAAAATCAGTTCTGCCGAGTCTATATCCGCACGTTCCAGTAAAGTTATAGTATACAGGATTCCTAGCCCGCGAGCAACCTCGCAGAAAATATTGTCGTCCAACAATTGCCAAGGATCTGGCCAATCTTCTCGATCGTCCCAGTGCAGGTGATATCCGGTCCAAGGAGAGGTAAACCACCAAGAGTTAATGGCTTCCAGTGCCTCTTCAACGGGCAGGTTTCTGGCTCGAGTGCGTAGTTGTGTCCAACTATCCAGCCGGGATTCAAATGTTATGGGCCAAACCACGTTAGGCTAAGTGTGTTATACTATAAGTTAAAAATGCCGAAATACCTGTAGCGGTACTAATATATTTTAAGAAAATATTAGAACCTGTTTGTGTCACTGTAAGAGTAATACCAGTACTGGTGTTTTCTGTGTAGTCGTCTGAGTAATTTAAATTGGCACCGTCATCACCAGACGCGGCAGCAATAACAATATTACCAGTGCGATAAGTTACCCCTCGTGTGATGGTGTAATTGATGTTAATCGCACGAGTTACATTCATGTTGTAGGTAACCGCGGTGGTTGGGGTAGGTATATTATTTGCCAACTCAACTGTGCGGCCGGACTCTCGAACATACGTGCCCATTGCCAACTGTTGGCCGTTTGTGAATGCAATACTTGCTTCACCATTCAATTCAATTCTTGGATAAACAATGGCATATTCATCTGCACGTTCAAACAAATCTCCGACACTGATGTTGTTAGGGGATAAGAAGTCTATGATCGTGGTATAAGGTTGTGTTACGCCGCCAAAGTGATTGCCCACATCACCAAATGTATTTTGTGCTGTGGCATTACGGTCAGTATAAAATACAATGCCCTGGGCATATATGGTATCAAAGTCACAACTGGTAATTCCAAATCCCTGCGGACTAAATGCATCGCCGTCGGGGTTGACTTCTAATAAAATACCCTTGTGCAAGGTTGAAAAATGTGCGCCCGTGATGCCTACTCCTCGAACATGTTGATCTGTTCTGACTCCGTAAGTTGTTCCAGTAAATCCGCAGTTGTCAAATTTAATTTGATGTACATCTAGTGCATCACTGCTATCAAATCTAAGGCAAGCAGTATCGTCAGTGTCCACCGTTAGATCAGCTGTGGTCAATGGTCCAACAAACTGCACTTGATTAAAAATACATTCAGATGCTCGATTAATAAAAGCAATGTCCATGGGGTCAACGGATTGAAAACACATATTTTCAATTGTAATGCTGGTAGGAGGTGTTGCACCATTGGTGCCAATGTCAGCACCGGTTTGTTGTAAACTGTCGCTGGTTTGTACCACATAAAATGCTGTAGAACCTGCTGCCATTTGAATGATACTGTTCCTAGGGCCTTCGCCTATTAATGTAGCATAAGGAGGAACGTTGATTGTGCCGGTGACAAGATACACACCTGCGGGGAAGAATAAACTTCTGCGGATTGCAGGATTCACTTCTCGGCAATAAAGTTGATAAAGTGCGCGGTTAATGGCCGCAGTATCATCTACAATACCATTGCCTACTGCGCCAAAGTCTTTGACAGTGGCAAACTGATCCATCCAGTTTTGTAGAGATAGTTGTACTGGAGTTCCTGGCGATGGTCCTGTTTGTACTGCGTATCCAGTGGCTTCTTCACCGCTGTAGGTATAGTCCTGTACCAAAGGAATAATTTCAGAGAATTCTGTTAGTATTTCAGTGTTACCGATGACTGGAGCACCTTCTTGCAATGTGCCGTTACCAATGAACAATCTGCGTTCGTCAACACTCCAACCGAATTCAGCACCTGCCAGTTGCGGTAGATTTTCCTGTAACCCTTTACGCTGGGTAATTCGCGAAATTTGTACAATAGCCAATTTAGTTGTCCTCTGTGATTAACTATTTAGCAT